GACGGCAGCACAGCCCGTGCAGACGTACACAACGCAGCGCCCAGCGCTGACCGTTGGAAAATACGCAGCCGCTTTTATCCAGCATTAGCAAAGGCAATGGCGGAGCAATGGGGACGCGCGGCATCGATCAACAGAAAGGCGGCGGCATGACTTGGGCGACAGACAAAAACTTTATGGGGCGCAACTATCGCTGGACGTATGCAAACGACAGGCGGTTGACCGTGACATATTGCCAAGGCAATCGCGCTTTGTATCCGTATTCAATCCAGTGGGACGGCGTAACGATTACATCAAACGACCTTGAGCGCAGCAAAGCGCCGCAGCTGATGAACACATTTAACAATTTAGCCAGAGCGCAAGAGGTTGCGCTTTGGTTTCAAACTTGGAGAACAGGCACATGAGCAAACCTACTTGCGATAGATGCGGCGACACAGACGCGGTTTATGTGCGTCTGATCGCCTATTACACCGAAGAAGAAAACGCATGGACGATAGAAAAATTCTGCTCGGAAATTCATTGCGGCTCATGTGGAAATGAAGCCGTAGACGTAGACGAAAAGTTTTTAACAGCGGAGATAAAGACATGAACATTCAAACCTATTTGACATCGATCACTAAAGATTGGGCTGACAAGCGACCATCGGAGGCGTTACGCGCAGCGCTGGTGCTGGCAATTACTGCCCCAGACGACAACAAAGCAGAGGACGCGCTTAACATAGCGCGATATTTTGCGCGGTTTTGCAGTGATGAAACCGTTGAACAGGTGAAGCGCGACATCGAGCGCGATTTGTCGAAAGATACGACTGACAATGCAGCATAAGGAGGAAAGCGTTATGCAAGATATACGCGAGGCAGTGAAATATTACGCGAGAAACAAGTTTGAGTTTATTGCAGACCTACTCTGCACAGTTGGCCTATTCGGTTTGCTTTGGGTTCTTCTTTGGCTCTGACAATAGCGGAGAGCGCCCAGCGATGGGCGTTCCTAGATGTTGTCAGACATCACAGCGCAAAAGAAAGGAAATCAAATGAAAGATAATGACCACGCGACAGGTGCTGGCTGGGGAACCCTTGCCAATATTATGGAGCAATATGAAAAGCTGACAGAAACCAGCAACGACCTTGAACCATGTGATTGGGCGCGGGAGCAGCCGTTGAGCGTTTGTGTGCGCAGTTGGTGGACTGAGGTGGGCAAACCGATGGACGCCTACGAGTTTCAGCTATTGATGGCAACAGGTGGCCCAGCGGTTCGAATTGTTGGCACACTGGATGAGGACATGCAGCCAATCGCAAGATCGATCCGCCTTGAAGTCCAGGATTGGGGAACCCCTTGGACGCCGTTAAACTTGATGGACAATTGTAAAATCGACAGCGACGAAGATCGCATGGAGCAAGCACAGCATCGACGCAATGCGCTGGAATGGTTCTGCTTCAACTTTTACTACGGAGACTGATCATGCCTTACGTTTTATTTCATTCACGTTACAAACCAGACGGGCAACGGTGCATTGACAACACGGTTGACCATTATTCGATCCACAATGACGAATTTCCGATTATGCTGGCTATGGATAAACTAGAGCGCGATCCGAATGTGGCGTGTTGCGGTGTAGCCAAGATCGAGGCTGGCAGTGAACCGCAGTGGACGGACAACGAATTGCTTTAACTATCAATCGCATCTTTCAATATGCGACCAAGGTCATCCGCGAGGGTGGCCTTTTTTATTGCCTCGAACCCGATGGATGCATAGCCAGCGATGTCCGTCCAACTGTCGGCGTGGGCTGGGTTGTGGGCAAGGCGTCCGAGTTTGAGGATGATTCCAAAAGCTGCGACATCTTCTGCCTCGATGGATCGCCCTGATCTATTGCCGAGATATGCGGCAAGCATTTCTGCTGTGCGCTGCATGTTTTCGACAGGTTCCCCATATTCGTTATTGCGTCCATTGCTGACCAGCTGTTCGGCTTGGCGTAGCATCTGTTGGCGTTCGGTTGGTGCTGTATCCATTTCAGAAGGGGATCGGGTCATTGGGTGGCTCCTTATTTGTGTTGTCTCCAAATTTTGTGATTTGTGCGTTGGGGAATACTTCTTTAGCTTTGACGAGCATCGACGTTTCGTAGTGCGAGATTATTCGTGCGATTTCATCGAGGGTATAGACGCGCGGGTGGGCATCACGATCAACGGCTGCGACATCGCTTGCGTGTTTAACGATTGCGAATTTGTATTCACCTTGATCTTCTGGCGCGATTGCGTACCAGACTTCGGCATCAGTAGGGCTGAATCCATTTTTGATCGCTTTGCGTTCGAGTGCTTGCCACCCTTCGATCAGGTTGTTTGCTTTTTGCACCAGGTAATTGTGGTCATCGCCGTTCGCTGCATCGGAGAAGTTTTGTCGTGCGCGTTCAAAGGCTACGGCAAGTTTCGGAGGTGCGAGTTCTTGAAGTTTACCTATTCCCCACTTGTTTTCTAAATCCCGTGCAACCTTATCTACTGAGTTGACGGCTGCTCGGCATACCTCTGATCTGTTATCACTCCACATCGCTGGTGCGGTCCATCTTTCCTCTGCATCATCTTTTTTTCGTGTTCTCTTAACTTTGTTATAACGGCTAGACACTGGCACGGCGTACCTCCTCCCAACTACTGCTATTCCGCGTTGGCGGAAGTAGTAGTAAGGGGGTACGGGGGTTTACTTCCGCCCTACTTCCGCCCACTTCCGCCACTTTTTCCTTATTTTTATGCTGTATCATTTTTTACTTCCGCCGTTTTTGCGTGTTCACCCTTGTTACTTCCGCCGTTTTTTAGTGTTGACCCCGCGTCACTTCCGCTGGCGGAAGTAGGCGGAAGTGGGCGGAAGTAACGAAATTCATGTGTTTTCGCCTAGCTTATCAAACCGCTCCAACAGTTCATCCAGCTGCCCTTTAATATCTATGCTGTTGTCTGGTTGTTGCGGCTGTTCTTCGATGCGGTAATGCCTGATCTGCGACACTGGTATGCTGATCGATGATCGATCATCCTTGTCCCAGAAACACAGCACACCGCTTTCCGTTGCGTTGTCTGCAAGGTATCTGGATATACCAGCCCCAGCCGTGATCATGTATTCGACCACCTCGCCGTCGGTAAACGTTATGATGACCTTCGATGTTACTTTAGGAAATTTTTTCTCCGTCATGTTAGTTGCTCCAAGTTTTCTATTTCTGCATCACCGCTGCACACATCACATGTCTCGCGTCTGGTATCGATGTATCCGCCGTGTTCGTAGTCTGGTTTCGGCACATCGATGTCGATGTATCCATCCCCGTGACATTCGGGGCAGCGCAGAAAACTCTTTGCTAGTTGCAAGATGTTTTCCGCGCGTTGCTTCTGTGTTAGCCGCTGCGGCTCCTTCGCCAGATCAAGCACCATGATTTCGGCCTGACGTTTGATTTGCTGTATCATTAAAAGTCTGTCGTCGCTCACCCGTATGCACTCCATGATTGCGGCTGATCAGGCGCTTTGATCACCTTGATGCCTTTTGTTTTCGTTTTACTGTCGTGTACCGTGCTTTCGATGAAGCCCTGAGTTGACCACGCCTCGATGTATGACTTGGCTGCGCGTTTCGGCATTCCGTAATCACTGTGTAGGTATGCTTGCAGTGATCGTGTGGTGTTCGCCGCCATGCTGAACGGCTCACTGGTATTCCAGCGTCGGTTGATTTCCTCGAACACTGCTCTTGTTTGACCTCGATCCAGCTTTGTGGATGCATCCAATATCGTTGATACTTCCATCGTGCGATCCATCAGCAGCCCTGTCTCGCCACGGATGAACGATCTGATGTGCATGTCGCACTGGTCATTCGTCTTGACGACTGCGCCTTGCGCACACTGACCGACGCCAGCTTCGATGTTGTCCATCTTTTGCGCCAGAACCAGTTCGTCGGCTTCATTCATCGCCCACAAGCCGTATGCCCACCGCGCACCATCAACGAGTGCCGTTGTTCCGCGTATCGCTTCCCGCGCTTGCGTTGCTTTCGTGATGTTAAACGCGCCGTCTTTGCGCATATGGTGCGCGATAATAATGTTTGCGTTCGTTTCCACAGCTAAATGAGACATGAGCGACCACCAATACTGACCAGCTGCGGGATCAGTGTTGATGTCGGCAGCTGCAAAGGCTTGCAGTGGATCGATAATGATTAGCGCGATGTCTCCAATCTCTAGCAACTGCTTGCGGATTTCTTCAAACGCTGGCGTGACGCCATACTGCCCCATCGCATTAATGATTAGCGGGGTTGGGCCACCAGCGTCAGGCATTGGCACGACAAACAAGTTATCGGCTGCTCGATCACGCAAGTTCGGTCCACCGATACTTGCGATACGACGGTGCATTGAATTTGCGCTATCCTCTGCCCCAAAAAAGACGACCTTGCCATTGTGGACTACCCTTCCGCCTAGTGCGGTTTCCTGATGCATTCCTTGGTCGCCTCCCGCGACCTTCATGGCAAGGTCTAGGAGGATGAATGATTTGCCGAGGCCACCAATCGCGGAAAGTAGGCCAGGTACACGGCGAGGTAAAATACCGTCGATCAGCCATTCCATTTCTGGCGGTTCACCCGCATATCGTTTCATCCCCCAATCTGTGATCCGAAAGCCCTGAGTGGTAGGGGTCTGGGATGGGCTTTCGGATCTACTAACGCCAGAGGTAAGGGAGCCGACGTTAGTATTCTGTTCTGATGCTGGCTCTACGCCATGCAGTATTCGTAGTTCGTTGTTGTGCGCACGTTTCAACTGATATTGCGCTTTGCGTGTAAACTGATCGATGCCTCGATTGTCGTGCGCGAGGCTCGATCCACGGGCAATTGCCTTGCGTTCGAACGTAGGCCATGCATCTTCGATCAGTTCTTCGACGGTTGGTAGGACGCCTTTTGTTGCCCACCATGTGCGGATCGTTCCCATGATCAGCTGCACCATGTAACCTTCGCGTCCGTCTACCAGATCGCCCCACATGTTTGTGGTCTTATCTTGCAGGGTGGTGCTGTCGTATCGATGCGCGTCCGTCTTGACGATTTCTAACAACCAATCGGGGCAATCGTCGATTTCGTTGTTCTTTGCCCAATCATCTATGCTGTAATTACGGCCTGACTTGTGGTTGCTGGGCGCGACGACGACGAAACCGCCCTCGCCGCGCGTATCTACACCATCACCAAGGACGTTTTTGCCCGTGATTACTGTTTGCCCTTCTGGTGCGCGTAGAAAGATATGCTTGCCGCCCGATCCTGTGCGCTGCTCGAACGTTACGGGTAGATCGTCGTTCGCCATGCAGAGGTCATCCAGCGTGTCTTGCCCTGCTTTTCCTTCTGCAATGTCCACATCGACGGCAAACACGTTGCCAGATACGACGCCAGTAACGACGCCTATGTTGTAATTCTTAAAGCGACCTTCGAACCACATTTCTAGTTGATCGATGTTCGCGCATTCTTTTTGATACTTGACCCAACGGCTTGGCGCTGGATGTTTTCCTGGGCTATCGCATTCGCTTCCGCGTGAACAGCTGCACGAACCATCGTCCAAAACATAATGAACGGGTACAACTGAAAATCCCTTACTTGCCCAATACTTTGCCCATTTTAGTTTTTCTGCCATTTGTGACCCCGTGAAAAAGGGAGGACGGCGAACCGCCCTCCAAGTGAAAGTGATTAGATTTCGTCGTCAAACGAAACGTCATCACTCGCACCCTCACTTGAGGCAGAAGTCTCAGGCATAGACTTCGAGGGTGCGTCAGCCGCTGGCAATGAGCCACCAGCGCCTAATTCTTCTGGACGATCCATCCATTTCACAATTTCGAAAGGCGGAACGCGCGTAGACCCCGCACCGACCTTCATCTTTTCTTTCGATTTACCGATTTTAATAGCTGGCACCTTACCTTTGCCAAACTCACCCGACGCTTCGCATTCTTCATGCAGCTTGCGGATAAACATATTCATGCCAGTTTGTGATGTGCATAGCTCGCGTACTGGTTCGTCATCGAACAGCTTTTTGCTGTACATCTTAACGCTGAACCCTTGCTTGTGGGCATCGCTAGGCTGTGGTGCTTTAGTGTGATCATTGCCAGGCCATTCAATCCAATCACGCCCACCGCTTAGTTTTAACCATCCTAGCTGTACGTTCTCTACATCGATCACGACACCGCTTGACGGATCAAACTCAACCAGATCACCAGTTTCGCTTGAGCGCAGCCATTCGTTGTCCTCTACTGAGAAGCGTACAAACGCTGCACCAGACGTATCATTTATAAAGTTTAACGGCATTTCAGTCTCCTTCGTTGTTCCGTTGTTTAGCGCCAGGATTAAAGTGTCTGGCGAACACTTGCGTCAGGAGTCGACGCGAGTAACGTTCACTGATCGAGGCAATGACCTTTGAACGAAATTGTTTGGGATCGATGTCGGCTAAACCGCATACCGCATCAAAGTCCCTATCGTTTTCGATCACCCATACCAACGCACTTTCCGCTTCACGCGCTTTGTAAATGTCGTTGTTATCGATGTCGTGGCAGTCCCTCCAAACCTGTTCAACGACCCGCAGCCAAAGCATTCCGAGGTTGCAGCGTTCGATGCTGACATCCTCAGTATGCCAGTAGGCATCAGGTGCCGTAGAATGTCGCCGCGATTTCTTCGGCATTGTTCCAATAGAACGTGTCTGGATTATGCGGGATTGCGTTTATAATTGTGTCTTTGTCGTCCGACAGACTTAATAGTGCCTCCATTTGTCTGACTGTGAATTTGAATTGTGCTAGATACTTCTGCGCATCTTCGTCGCTTAGATCGAGTTCGACCCAAGGATCGGTCTTGCGCGTCAGCGCGTAGCAAAATCTGACGTTTGGTTTCTTCTTAGTCATTGCTTTGACGGCTGCTTGATAGACCGCAGCTTGTATGCCGTGAGACAATGACCAACGTGTTGGCGCTTTAGACGTTGTTTTTAAATCGACAACCAGATTGTGTTCTGGATACCAAAAATCGAGATAGCCAATTAGATCGATGGTTCCGTGATCACCGCTTCTAAATCTAACAGGAACACCAACACTGTGCTGCTTCGATCCCGCAGCTGGCTTCTCTGGTGCGCCAAGCGGCATTAAGTTTTCTAATGCTGTCTCTGTCATGCGCTCGATGATCGGTATGCGCTTTGCGTATTCATCAACTTGATTAGGCATCATCTTTGACAGTTCTTTAAATCGATGCACCGCTTCTTTGACGCAATCGTCGATCCCTGCCCCGTTGAACAATCCGTACTCAACACCGTTTTCAACGGCGATACCTTGATACGCTGCCCATCCAGACGGAAACCGCATCTTGCCTAAGTATTGACAAGCCCATGCATCTGGCGCTTCTCTGAATTTATTGATCTGGGAAACGCTAATGCGCTCCAAACCATGCATGATAAATCCGTTTGTGTCATACGTCATAATCAACAACTATCCACAAAATAAAGCACCGTAACGTGCGATTAAAGCTGCATCCGCGCGTCCGTCATCCTTCTTTCGTGCAAAGAAGTGACTGTATGCTGGGAAAAGTTCGACTGCGCGTTGACGGTTTCCGTCTTTGCCCTTCTGACAATTCTGCGCACGTTGCCATGTGTTTGGTAAAATGACTGTAGTTTCCATTCGTAACCCAGCAGCACATCCTAATAGTGTACCATAACTGCGCCCGAAATTAAACATCGATGTGACGCCTTGACCTGGCATCGCTCCGACCTTTTCAATAAATACGGGTGCAATCTGTTCTGACAAGAAGTCTACCACCAGCTGCGGCGACACTTGTTTCTTTTTATTAACTTCCATGATCGGCATATCGATTACTTCGAGTATGCCCTCGCGTAAGTTAAATCGTGCTATCGCTCCAGATACGCCTGGATCAATGCCGTACACCACCATGTTTAACCGCCTGTATCATTTCATCAATTAATATTTCGAAATTGGGAACCGACTCTATTGCTGCTCGTAAGTCGGAATGCTGTATCAATACACGCGCTGCGTTCTGTCGATCTGTGTCTGACGCTTCTTCATTGGCGCATATTTGGGCAAGTAAGTTTTGCAGATGTAACTTTTCTTCGGTAAACGGACGAATTTTGCTAATAAACTTTTCAAGTTCTGCAATTTCATCACTGAGGTCAAAGTTATTTCTTATTATGCTAAGAACTTGATCATCCATTTTTTACTCCTTTCACATAATCTAGCAAATCAAATCTTTGGTTTTTTGAACGCGCTAGAACTGCAAAGGCTAAAATAGACTCGGTGGGCAGACTGTCACGACGACGCCATTTGTCTACCGCATTTTTTGTTATTGTATGTCCAATGTCATTAAGGCCGCGCGTGGTTTCTGTTAAACCGCCAAAGTCTTGCACCAATTTTCTTGCGTTGATTGATAGTGGCATCCGTACTGTAATCCGATAATGTTTATGGTTTGCTCGATGTGTAGATTAAAAGCACAGCCGAAATGGCGTGTCAATCTTGCTTTGAGACTTTTTTAAAATTTGACAAGTTGGCTGTTCCTGTGTTTATGCTGTCAACAGAGTGGTCATTTGTCGAGGATAATATGAGTAAGTCTATAATGAGTAGGGGCGCTGCAAACGACGTAAATGACGTTGATTACAGCCAAAAAGTGCTTACCAGACAAGAATTTGGGCGCAGATTGTATAATTTTATGATGCAAAAACGTATGTCGCAAAGCGATTTAGCACGGGCGTCTGGCATGGGCAGAGATTCGATCAGCCAGTATGTACGAGGCAGATCAGTGCCAGCACCAAAGAATTTAGCCAAGCTGGCAGATGCACTAAATATAGAGGTTGATGTCCTGTTTCCGAACTATGATGCACAAGCCAATGCGGTTGAGCAGCCGACGCTAGAAATGAAAAGTGTCGAGGCGGATGCCGATAATGTGTGGTTGCGGATCAACATGAAGGTGCCGACAGCTAAA